GGCGAATTGCAGGGAAGTCATTGTCTATCTCCAGTGTCTGCGCCAGTGGCGCGGGTCAAATTCCAAAACCGATCAGCGCGCCCAGGGCGAGGCCGATCACAACAGCGCCGATCAGGTCGGCCAGGGTGAGGGGGGTGTCTTCCATGGTCAACCCCAACGGACAATTGCCGTCTGGCCATCACGGCGCACAGACACAAACGGCCCAGCGTAATAGAGCTTTACGCCGTCACGCTCTAGCGTGACCCCGTGAACGCTTCCGCTGACGCGTCGCCCCCAAATGACGCGCTCGGGTTTCCAGCCCAAGCGCAGCAATTCGGCGCGCAGGGCATCGTTCATCGTCGTCGTGTTCATCGTCTTCTCCAGTGGGGGTGGCGGTCACTTGTTGCAAGGACCAAGGGCAGAGGCCATCAGGATGTCGTCGGCCATCGACTCATACTCCTCACGTGCCGCGACTTCCTCCTCGTCCTCCAGATCGTCAATGGCCGGGAACTCGCCCGTGTCGAACAGGTCGTTGTTGTTGGCGCTCACCCAGTCGGCTAGCTCACGAAGAGTCATATTGTGGAAGGTGTTCATCGTTCTATCTCCAGTGAAGCCCGGGGAATCCGGGCGGGTTTAGTGTGTGCCGGCTGGTTTACGCCTTAACCAGCAAAACCTCTCGATAGACCAGGCCGATGGCCCTGTCAGTCAAGATGCGCATGCCCTTGGCAGCGCAGTAGGCGTCCAGCGTTTCACGGCTTACGCCTTGCAGAATGCGCGTTTGCCAGTAGCCGATCACAGCGTCGTACTTCATCTGGGACTCCTATTCCAGTGAGCCCGGGGAATCCGGGCGGGTTTCAGTGTCGGCGGGCCGGCTTACACCACGCTGACGTCAGCCTCCAGCGTCGAACCGCACCAGCTGGTGCTCAGCACCCGGCCCGTGGCCAGTGTGGCCAGCAGGGCGCGCGCGTCAACGCAGGGGTGCTCGGTGATCGATAGGGTATCGTCACCGTCGACGGTGCGCAGGATTAGGTATTCCACTGCCAAACTCCTGCGCTAATCGGCATCTTCGCCAGCAAATTGCGACAACGGCTCATCGATGCGCGAAGCCGCGCCCGCTCTTCGTCGTTTTCCGCATTCTCTAACTTCGCGCCGTCGGCGATGGCCAATTCCACCAATGCATCACGCAGAGTGTTCAATTCATCTTCGTCGACTCGCAGGGTCAACGGAATATCGGTTTTCGCATTTTTCGACCCGCGACGGGTCTGCAGACCCGTCAGAATCACCACAATCTCACGCCCGTCGATTGCCGACGGCCCACGGTAAACAATCATCGTCTACTCCTGAGCGGGTCTGTCGCCCGCAGTGTGTGCGCCACCATCGGCGCATCCCAAAACCCCGCGCGCGGGGCTCGGCGGATGCGTCAACCGCGCACCACAAGCGCACTGCACTCGTCGTCGCAATCCTCGGAAACCGCAAAATCCCACAAAACCCAGCCTGCAGGGACTGCGGCGCGTGCCGCTTCGTGCGCATCTTCCAGCGTCGCGTGTTCCGTCACCACGTCGACCGCAGTGTCTGCGAGAACGTCTACCGTCGTGAGTGTCATCGTGATCATCTGTCTATCTCCTGCGCGCCACTATCGGCGCGACAGAGGGATCTTCGCACCCGATCCTGACGCGAAACTTACAGCTCCCAGGCAGCGCGAGGGGTACCGGAGCGGGTGACCCGTCCAGACCCGGACTGTGGTGGTCTCCAGAGAAAACGCGGTTTTCCTATGGGTACCCCTAGTACCCCTCATTCGAAGCATCACTTTCGCGACCTCTTTGGTCGAGCTGTTAGTAAATGGGGGGGTACTGAGGGGTACCGAGGGGTACCGAGGGGTACCACTGTCCACCGGCATGCCGGTACCCCTAGTACCCCATGCCCACCAGCACTCGGCGCGAAACCACTCCGGAGCAGGTGCCCCTAGTACCCCTGCGAATCAGGAGTCGGCGACGGTACCCCTAGTACCCCTCGGATACCGGAGTCGGCGCGGGGATCGAGGGGGATCGGCGCAGGCGCTGCGCTGCTGACCGGGCGCGCAGGGATACGGTACGTGGTAGGGTATCGGGGCCGGGGAGCGGATACCCTGGGGGGTATGACCCCCCCCACCCCTAGCCCCGGTGGGGTCCGAGCGACGGCCCGGCAATGGCACGGACCCCCCACAGCCAATTTTTTTTGCAACGCTTTCCGCCCACCCCCCAGACAAATTTTTTCTTTTTGCGCTGCATTACACTCGCGCGCAAGGAGCTGCCAATGAAAGTAGAGATAGGCGAAGCTACGCTGTACTGCGGGGATTGTTTGGCGGTGCTGCGCACACTGCCGGAAAGCAGCGTAGATGCGGTGGTAACGGATCCGCCCTATGGGCTGTCGTTCATGGGCAAACGGTGGGATTACGACGTGCCCAGCGTAGAGATCTGGGCCGAGTGCCTGCGGGTATTAAAGCCGGGCGGGCACCTGTTGGCGTTTGCCGGCACGCGCACCCAGCACCGCATGGCCGTGCGGATTGAGGATGCGGGGTTTGAGATTCGGGACATGATCGCGTGGGTGTACGGAAGTGGGTTCCCGAAGTCGCACAACCTGAAAAATGAATGGCAAGGCTGGGGAACCGCGCTAAAACCCGCCCTGGAGCCGATCACCATGGCCCGCAAGCCGCTGGAGGGCACCGTGGCCGAGAACGTGCTGGCGCATGGCACGGGGGGGCTGAATGTGGATGGGTGCAGGGTGGGGACCACGGTTGAGACTTGGCCAGCCTCGCGTTCATTTGCGCCGGGAATCTCATCCGGCTACACCAACGGACTAGCCAAGGGCAGCACGCAACATACCGGAGCCGTGCCCGCCGGAAGATGGCCCGCCAACCTGATTCACGACGGCAGCGACGAAGTGGTGGGGTTGTTTCCGCAGGCAAAAGGGCAGCAGGGCGCAGTGACTGGCGCAGAGCCCAGCAGCAAGACGGCCAACGCTTTTGGCGAATTTGCCGGCCGCGCGCCGAGTGAACCTCGCGGCGACTCCGGTTCCGCCGCCCGCTTCTTTTACTGCGCCAAGGCGAGCAAGGCGGATCGGGATGAGGGGTGCGATGCTCTAGGAATCAAGGCGGTGCATCGTTATGGAGCAGGAATTGGCGAAGGCATTGACCCAAACGCACCGGCGCACAATCGCAACCACCACCCCACAGTAAAGCCCACCGCCCTGATGCGTTACCTCTGCCGCCTGGTCACCCCGCCTGGCGGCGTGGTCCTCGACCCGTTTACCGGCAGCGGCAGCACCGGTAAGGCCGCGCTGCTGGAGGGTTTTCGCTTTGTCGGCATTGAACGCGAGGCCGAATACGTCGAGATTGCACGTGCGCGCATTGCTGCGGCAAAGCCGGAGCAAAACGACCTGTTCGCGTAAACTCGCCCCATCGCTACGCTCCAAAACATGTTCCGCGACCTCCCCATCACCGCCAGAGAGTTGAAGGCCACGCCCGCGACGTTGGAGCGCATATACGACGGCGCGAAGCTGGGACTGCGCGGCGATTCGCTTGCGCTGGCTGCGGGTTTGCTGCCGGTGGAATTGGCTCGGCTGAAGCTCATGGACCCGATCGCGGAGATTGCGGAGATGAAAGGCCGCGCGGACAGCGAAATGACGATGTCGCGCACGTTGTACGAAGCCGCGGAAGCGGGGGACTCGAAGGCGGCGCTGGAGTTCCTGCGGCACCGGCATGAGTGGCAGGCGGCCCAGCGCATTCAGGTAGACGTCGCGCAGTCGATTTCGATTACTGCCGCTCTGGAGATGGCCGAGAAGCGCGTGCGTGCAGCGGAGGCGATAGAGGATGCGGTGGAAATCCGCCCCCGGAAAATTGATGCGCTGGCGCGGCCGCAGGCTCTGGCGGAAATGGGCCCGGTGTAACCGAGGAGAATGCGAATGAAATTGTTGCAGGCTGGCGAAAGAATTTGGATGAAGAAGGGATTTTTGCTTAGCGGCAAATATGGCCCCGGCACTGTGGTTGTAACGCAAACTGCGCCAGATAGTGCTGTAATGTTTGTTTTAGACGGCATGGACATTGATGGCGCACCTTGTGCTTGCGTCAGACATGAATGCGTCCGGATGCGCAAAGAACGGCAAGTCGTGAAGCCGCTAACGCGGTCGCTTGGCGGCCCGGTGTAACCGAGGAACCAAGTGCAAACGACGAAATACACCCCGCAGGAGGAGCAGGCGCTGATGAGTCGCCTGTGGAGCGCAAAGCTCCGCGACGACCCCGAGGCGTTCGTGATGTTTGTGTTCCCCTGGGGCGAAAAGGGTACGCCGCTGGAAAAGCGCAGCGGGCCCCGGAAGTGGCAGCGGGATATTCTGCGGAAGATTAGGACGCACATCGAGGAAAACGGCGACCGAGATATGTACGAGGTATTCCGCCTGGCGGTGGCCTC